TTCTTTGCAGGGTCAAAGTGAGCAACTTGACCATAAACTAATTTTGCAGCTCCTGCATTTAATTCAAAAGCTGATGTTTCAAATCTTAAATCTTGTTTTGGTCTATGTAATCTAGCTATTTCACCTTTTGCATTGTAAAAATCTACATAAGTTTCTCCTTCCATTAAATGTTCTTCCTCAACAGTAGTTACTAAAAATCCTTGTTTAGTAATATCTGATAATTGTTTACATTTTACATTTCCTTCTTCATCATAACCAGTCAACTCAACTAAAGTAAAGTTGTCTACATTTTCTTCTAGTATTGCCCCATTTACAAATGGGTTAGCCCATATAGAGTTTAAATTCCCTATTTCATGATTTCCTCTTTCCATTAAAGCATCATACATTCTTGTTGCCATATTAATTTCCTCCTTTTAATTTATCAAATTATTTATTATTCATTTAGAGAGATACCATAAAAGTTTTCTATTTTACTAATATCTTCTCTTAAATTTTTATTTTCTGTTCCCTTTTCAACAGAGTTTAAACTTAACTTTTCTTCTGTTTGAATATCTTCTTTTTCATCAAAAGAAATGGCATCTACAACCATTTTGTTTAAAGAAGTTATCGCTTTTTGTCCTTCATTATTTTTATTTAATGATTTTTTAATTAATTCTTGAACTTCATCAGATTTAAATTTCTCAATAGCATTAACACTCTTAAATTTCTTTTCATAAGTAGATTTCATTTCATTCAATTCTTTTTCAAATTGTTCTTTGTTGTATTTTTCTACAATTGGTTTCATTTCTTCTACTTTTGTATTTAAAGAAGTTAACTTGTCTGTTACATCATTAAACTTAGTTTCTATTTCTGTTTTTTCTGTATTAGTTGAATTTATTTTCTCATTTAATGATTTAATAGATTCTTCTTTCTCATTTAATTGTCTTTCTAAATCTACTATTTTTTCATTAGCTTTTATTATTTCTTCATTCTTAGTATCCAATTGCTTTTCTAATGACTTTATTTTTTCATTTACTTCAATTGATTCATTAGGCTTTTCTTTTATTTGTTCTTCTATAGCAGGAGCTTCCTTATTATCATTTGTTTTCTCTATTTCATTTTTTTTAATATCTTCCGCCATTTTATCACCTTCCACTTGATTATTTTTTATATTTAGACCTGAATTATTCTCAGATTTACTATTTTGTTTATTGTTGTTTTTTTTAGTTAATTGATTAATTGTTTTATTCCACTTTTTTCTTTCATTTAAACTAATTAATGTAGCACAATCATACGCTGGTAAAATTTCTGCATATTCATTTCTTTGTTCCGAATTTAAAAGTGTATGTGCTACATAAAGAATAGGTGTCTGTAAATATTCGATTCCATCTATTACGTTATAATTACAATATAAATATTCTACCGACATATGTATTTTAATACCACGATTAATCCATTCTTGTAATAAGCCTACTATATTAGCATATTTATCATCATTCCAAATAACAACATTCCCAAATAATACCCTTTTAGTATTACCATTCTCATCTGTATAATTATCTATATATACATTTTCAATAAATCCTATCGCAATAGTATCTGTCGTTATTACTTCATTGCCTACTCTATCTTTACTAACTACTTCTTCATGGTCAGTTAAAGCATCCAATCCATAATTATCTTCTGATGATATATATTTACACACAATTCTTTTCCCTATTAATGTATTCATATTTTCAGCACAAACTTCTCTGTAATTATTTGATTATTCCAAGATTTTTCAAAATCATGTATAATTACAGTACCTTTTAAAATTGTGGGGTCTTTTTCGTTTATTTCTAAACTATTTAATTGGGCTTTTAATACTGATTTCTTTGTATTTTTATCATTTAATTCCATAACTTCACCTCCCTTCAACACAATCTAAAATATCATCTATTCAAATACCATTCTTCAATTTCACTTTTTTCTAAATCTTTTAATTGGTTATATAATTCATTATTTTTATCAATAATTAACCTTTTCCCTTTTTGTGAGATTATTATTGTATTTGAATTTTGAGCAATTAATATCTTATTCAATTGTTTTTCACCTACTTTTTATTTACTAGGTTTTGGGTTGGAATTACCATCATTTGTTTTATCTTGAATTGTAGAATCTTGAGTGGTATCATCTTCTTCAGGTCTACCTGTTTCATTATTATCTTTTCCACTCATGGTATAACTACTCATAGGTGGAACAATCTTATCTCTAAGTTTTAATTCCTCAATCTCATATATACTTTCAGAATAATATTCATCTGAATTCACGCCTATCATATCTAATAGGTATTTAGTAGCATATCCTTGAGTTTGTAAATTCTTTAATACATCTAATTTCTTCTCTCTACTTAATGGAGGTTCTTTTATATATTCAAATGTGTAATTTTTACCTCGTTCACCCAATAAAAGAATTATTAATTGATTATAAATTTCTTCAATTTGTTCTAATAATATTGCTATTTTAGAATATAATACATTTAAATTTAAATTAGCAGATGCATAATTTCCTTTTGTACCATTTGTTAGTACATTAGAAACAGTTGTTGCATTTGTTATATCTCCATCTATACTTTCATATTTCTTAGGGTCTAATGCTTTATCACCATTTTTCATTTCAGGAAAATCAAATGATGCAAAATCTGGTATAGCTATACAAGTAATACCATCTTTGTCATTGGAGTTTTTCTCTAATGCTTTTCTTACCCCTTTATATACCTTTTGCTTCTCACCTTTTTTTACTTTAATATCATTGTCATCTTTCCCTTTAAATTTTAAAACCGCTATAGCTTTTATTATCTTATTTGCTATAGCTTTTTCTAAATCTTTTAATTTTTGTTTGTGTTGAATATCAAAAATAGCCTGTGTTCCAAATGGAACTCCTAACCTTTGATTTCTACTTAAAGTATGTATCCTAGCTACTAAAGATTTATCTGGTGGTAAAAATATATATTTATTATTTTTATTGCTTGTCTCATTTTTATATCTTAAATATTTTCTTTTTGTTATTAATGGACTTAAATTATTAAATATAGCATCTTTTTCATCTTCACTTTTATCATCTAACCATTCTAAATCTATAACTCCAACCATCTCACCTTTGCTTCTTCCATAAGGATAAATGTATTGTAAATTATCAAATACATAAAAATAATTTTTATTTCCATTTTTTAGCCATGTCCCTAACAAAGTACCTTCGTGGGCTAATTGAACTATTAAATCTCTAGTCAAATTTTTATGTTTTAGTTCTCTTTCCAAACAATATTTTATTTTTAACATATCTTCTTTATAATGTTTATCTTTTTCAAAAACATTAATTTTATATTCTAATGTCGGCAATGAAAAAATCAGATCATATAATTGAAATATGTTACCATCTATTATGTAATAATATGCAAGTAGATTTACTATCTTCTGCATATGTTCATCAGGATTATTAAACCATTCTTGAAGCTTTTCCATACTTACTGTTTTAATAACGTCTTTATTGAATAAATCTATTACAAATCCTTCTGTAAAAGCATCTATTGTTTCGCTATATGAATTTGTTTCTTTTTCTAATTCATATATTCTTTGTTGCAGCATTTCTAATTCGACTGATGTTTTATTTTTACTCCCTTTGGTTCTTGCCAAATAACACCCTCCCTTCTTTATTAAATTTTTAATAATATACTAATGGGTCATCATCGTCATATGATTCATCTTCTTGATTGTCTAAAAATAAAGAAATGTAAAATAAACCATATGCTATGGCAGAATATCTATCTTTGTCTATTCTTTTGACCATAGGTTCTACTGATATGTTTGTTTGTGTTTTTTTTAATTTTAAATTTGCTACTTCATCTATAAAAAACTGTGTATTTATACAAGCTTGTTCTATTTTGCTACTATCACAATCTTTTGGTAAATCATCTTTTATATCATCAAACTGTTTTAAAAGTTTTAGCTTGTTAGATTCTGCATAATCTATAAATGTTCTTATTATATCGCCATTAATTCCTTGTGCCTTTAAAGCATATATTACTTTTGGTGCATCTGATTTACATTTATCATCTGTGTTAATTGTTGCAAGTGCAGGTAATTCTTCATTTGTTTCAAAATCTGTAACATCTTCTAATAGCTTTTCGACTAATCCTTGTCCTATAATATTAGCATCTATAACAATAGCTTTAACTCTTGATTTATTTAAATCTAAATCTCCACCATATTTAAAGAATTCTCTTTTTACTATTACTGATTGCTCTTCGTAATTCAAACCATTTGGAGGCTCAATTATATTAACTATTTGTACTTGTCTTATATTCCCATCACTTTTAGAACGTTTTATTTTTAGTATTGCAATTGCTGTTTTATTATTATTATCTGAATTACTTCTCGCTACGTCTACAGATATAACATACTCTTCTAATAAAAGGTTTTTATTCTTATCTCTTGGACATTCAAGTTCAACATTAGAAAGAACTCTTGCCTTCATTAATTTACTAATATTAATTAATCCACCATCACTTACACCTATCCAATCACACAAATAGTTTTGTCTAAATCTTATAATATTTCCTTGCCTTGCTTTATTGATTGTAG